GTGTGAATGCTCCACCCACCAGATTGCCCAACCTGGTACCCAATTGCATTCACTAGCCGATTATGTTTACGGCTCGCCTCGACGCTCCGCCCGTTTCATTTCGTCTTGCATGATTCGGGGCGCGCCGATCTACCCACGTTGCCGTGTGTCACCAACTGCCGTGCGAATGGCTTAGGTCGTGCTACTAGCCGATTGTTTAAGCGCTCTAAGGATTAGACCGAAGGTAATCACCATTGCTGGTTAGGAATGATCAGTTCCAGCCCTTAACGATCTAACCCTTACAACGCTCACATTCTTGGATTGCTGAGAGTGTAGAGAATGTACTCCATGTCACTTGGCTTCCAAACCGCTGCATGACATCCAGCCAACTCACAAGCCTTTAACCAAACCTTTTGCCCTGGTGTTGTCTTACCCTTCTCCGCTTTCAACTCAATCACTAACGGCCGACCGCCTTGGAACGGGTGCACCATGAACAGATCAGGGAATCCCACATCGCCTTGCACATGTGTTGCCCAGCGCCCTCGACTGTTTTGTGCCGGCAGATCGTGATGCACTAACCAGCCGTAACGTTTGGCAACGCTGATCACCATGTCTTTGAAATCGGCTTCGCTGATCTTCGCGTCAAGTTTCACTACAGCGCAGCCATGTAGGTCTTGTCTGCAAGATGCTTGATTGCCCAACGCACGTATTGCCTTGCTTCGTGCTGTTCAGGGTCAACCATGCTGTTATACACGGCCTGCAGGCGCTCAATGTTTGTAATCAGTTCTTCCAATGTCATGCCAATCTTTCCTTGTTAATCGAGTCTGCAACTTCAACGTACAACTGGCACATATGGCAATCATCGCCTAAGCAAACCCTGTTGTCCGTGCGAACGTGCCAAACTGCTATTTCCAATTGCCTAATGTATGACGCCAGATCATGCACTTCATTTTGCAAGCGTCCAATAATGTCGTGCAATACTTCTTCTTGTGTCATTTCAGTATTTCAATCAATTTGCTGGCTTCGTGTGATTTCAATAACTCAAGCACCGCGCTGTCATCGTTAAGCGTGCGATGTATCAGCTCAAGCAAACGCAGGTCATCCATGCCGGCATCCTTGGCTAATTTCTTGATGTAACCAATCTGCTTAGGTGTGGCAAATGCGCCAGAGGGTGTGTGCATTTGCGGTTGCGGTGGTGTTGTTAGGCGCTCGACCTTTTGCATCTCATTGCGTGACGGCCTAAGCCCACTAGCAGCCGCCTGTAATGGGCAATTGGCAATTGCGCGACCAATCGCGCTGGTTTCACAGTTCTCTACAAACGACGTGGCATTGACACCGCGGTCGCTTTTAATTTCTTCTGCGTAGCCCGTAGCGACTGGCACCTTGTCTTCTTTGTCGGCGTACAATTCGCAATAGAACACACAAGCATCGCCTGTGTAGTTCATCATCATCGTGTACACGCGCCCGTTCGGATATGCAGCCCACCAGCGCACAAGCCGTTGCTCGACTGTTTCGTAGTTGCTTAAGTCAAAGCCCATTAGATGCCTGCCCAGACGCTTAGACGTTGTGCATGGTCATGTGCGCCACCGCGCTGGGCGTATGCCAGTTCGCCTGTGTTGCGGATAATGCCACGACGTGCAGCTGCGTTAAGGCGTCCAGCAATGCCTTTGGTAACTGGGAATTGGTCGCCCAGGTGCTTCCAAATGTCGTCTGATGTGAAGAACCCTTTAGTGCGCGCAACGTGCACAATTGCAGCGTCAACTTTGCGTTGTTCTTCAGGTGTCCATTTGGTGTCGGCGCTTGCTTGCGATAATGCCATGCCAACAGCAAACGGTTTTCTTGCCGGCACACGGCCGTCACATACGAAATGTGTTTTGCCTTGAATGTCTGGGTAGGCGATGGTTTCTTTGCAGATCGTGCAGGTTTTCATTGTCGGAATCTCCCTTGTCGGTTAGGAATGTGCTTGTAGTGCTTTGATTGCTAAGTCGAGTGTAGTCACATCGTGCAATGGCATTGGTTCTTCTAATGACAACGAGTTCTTCATGCCTTTAAGACGTTGGATGATGCTTGCGTGCGGATTAGTGCTTATGTCTGCAATTTCGTTAATCAAATTAAAAATTGCCATGTCGTGTCTTGTTGTCATCATTTGCTCCATTACCATTCGTCGGGTTTCTTCTGATAATTCGCCTTGATTCCATGCCGCGCCTTCACTCATTTTGTTGCACTCCATGGCCCCCAGCCGTGACCGTAACGTTCTACGCCGTAGTTGTAAATCGCTAACGCTGCGATCAAATTAGTTTGAGCCTGTAACAAGTTTTCTGCCTTGGTAATGATTCCGCGTTCAGTCAGCCACGGTGTCCAAAATCCGTTGATCTGCATAAGGCCACGCGACCCGCCGTTTGGGTCTTTGCTGTTGTATGCGTTTGGTGTGCAATTTGATTCACGCCACATCACAGATTCGAGCACGGTGCGTTGATCTGCAGGCCAACCAAGGTTGATGGCAAGCGCGCTGAACTGCTCGCAAGCCGAGCTGTATGGGTCAATAAAGATTGTTGACGATGTGCTGGACGTGGTGGTGCTTGCCTCTATCAGATAGGGCGCTAGGGCGATGGTGTCAGGTATGGCGCCAGACGCGTCAGGAGACCCCACAGCGACCGTAAAGCCAAAGACCGTACAAAGCACTAGCCCTATGATTTTCTCTGCTAAATAGTTCATCTTTTCTCCAAAGGTATGGGCACGCCCCAAGATGAAACGTGCGATCTAAATGCAATTTGTCCCATTAGGAACTTGCCCGATTCTGGGTTGGTGAAGATCTGTACCAAGATTTCTTGGCCGTTGTCCATCACTCCTGTATAGACGCTGTAATCGAAGATCTGCGGGTCAGTCATTGCCTGTCCTTTTGTCGGTACTCCGACCCTAGAACATAGATCAAGCCTTGGGTGGGATTTCCCCAAACACCTTTAAGAATGCGGCTTTAACCCAGATCACCGAGTCTGCGGCCTGTGGTGTGATCTCGATGTGGAACCAATCGCCACCTGGTGCACCGTGGATTGTTGGCTTGTCATACTTAAGCCATGCATACCGATCACAACGCCATGCTCGACCTTGTGGTTCTGGGAAGTAATCCAAAATACATTGCAGGCCAAGATCGTTGGCGTTGGCAACAAGTTTGTCAATAAAGATCAGCGCCTCTTTGCGTCCTGCTTTTGGGTTCTTTTCGCTCCTGCGATACGACAGATCGACAGCTCTACCAGTCGCGTGCACACTCAATGAGCCTGGCTTGCCGCGCATGTCACGTTGACCCCAAGACCCGTTGTTCCAAAGCGCGCCATTAGACGCTGCGATGGCTTGCTTTATCCATTCGTTCATGCCGGCACGTGGTGCTGGTGATGCACCGTCTGCGTTGCCTATGTAGTCGCGTGCGTTTGGCACGCCAGGCTTAGCCTTCGCTATTGACACGCCCAAAGCCTGCGTCTTTAGGGTTTACCCAGCGAAGCAATGGTGGGATAATTGCTGCGATTGCACCTTTGCCAAAGTCACGTGGGTCTGTGGTGCCTGTTGAGTACACGGCGATAAGCGCGCCAACTACTGATCGTAGGTAACTGGCGAGCATTGCTTTGTCTTTAGCTTTCATCGTGTCCGTCCTTTGATTTGTTCTTTAATCCGTTGGATGCCAATAAGCCTATAAGACCGCCAGAGAGAGTCATGAGCATTGGGTTGAGCACCGAAAATGCTTCTGCGTCGTTGGGTGCTTGTTCAAGCGGTTGAGTAACAAATAGCAGGCCGTACAGCAACGTAAAGATTGAGCCAACAAAAGCGCATGTCAAGCCGATTCCGACAACAAGAATGAGTCGTGCTTTGATTTCGTCATTGGTATATCTAGCCACAGCGACCACCGCCAACTTGAAGTTCTGTGGTGAGTGTGACCGCTTGGTTTTTTGTTCTGATGCAGTTCATTCGAGTCCTGTCAGCACATCCCGCGCAACCCCACAAGACAACTGCTATGAGCGCGCCGTAACCGATTAGGTAACGCCATTTCATGCAATAGGTTCAACTGTTGGAGCTGTAAAGTTTTTAGTTTTTGCGTTGTACGTGTAACCAATGCCGGCATAAGTTTTGCCTTCAACGTCTACAAAAGTTTCAACCCACGTACCTGGGTAACGGTCTGGGTTTTCGTCAATAAATTCTTGACTAACAACATGAACCGAGATGACAACATTGTTTTCTATTTGTGCAAAATAAGTGCTCATACCTTAAACCTCACGTAGACAATTCCTGAACCGCCTGCAGCTGCAGCGCCGCTGTAACCGCCGCCACCGCCACCACCGCTGTTTGCTGTTCCTGCTGTTCCTGCGCCTGATGAACCTGCACCACCACCACCGATACCACCACTACCACCAGAGGAAGCACCACCACCGCCACCACCACCAGCCTTGTAAGTAGTAGTTGGTGCTTGGCCTAAAAACGCTGAAATATCTTTACCTGCGCCACCATTAGCGCCAGCGTTTGGCGAAGCAGCTGAACCAACAGCGTTAGCGCCACCACCACCGCCGCCGCCTTCGCTTGCACCGGTACCGCCGTTGTTGCCTTGACCTGATGTTCCTGAACCGCCCGCACCAGTTCCACGGCCACCACCACCCGAACCACCTGTTAAACCGGGTGAGTTAGCTCCCGAAATATGGGTACCGCCACCAACACCGTAATAAGTTCCACAACGCGAACTAAAACCGTTTCTACCATCTGCGCCACCAGCGCCAACGATAACGGTTTGCGAACCTGCAGTTAAATATCCAGTAGTTACTTCAAGCAATCCACCTGCACCGCCGCCACCAATGGCTGCACCGGCACCACCACCAACAACTAGAACATCAAACAAACCAGCGCGGGAAACCGTAAGCGTCGCATCGCTAGTAAAAGTAAGAAGCGTGTAATTTACTCCGCTAACCGTAATGCTTGACGATGTGCCACCTGTTGCGGTGCCGTAACCGATTCCACCTAAGTTAAAAAAAGTAAAAGTTGACGCCGACAAACAAAGCAAATAGCCGCCCCCGTATTGCGCCAAAGCAAGTGAACCCGATGTGTTAATTGTTACGCCTACGCCAGCGGTGACTGTGCACGTACCGCTGCCCTTGTTGGCGACCTGGATTACATCGCCGACCGTGAAAATGCTGTTGTTGACCGTGATCGTTGTTGCGCTTGCAGAGTTCATCATTGTGCGCTTGTAAGCGTCATTGACGTCTAAAACATAGGACGCGGTTTTGTCCGAAATCGGCAAGTTTTGGATGTCATTAAGTTGCTGCGCGGTTAGCACAGCCCCACTAACGAACGGGTATGGCGTGGTCATAGTGCTCCTATCCTAAAACATTCTCTGCGTCAAGTGTGCCATACAGCGCTGAGTCCAAAATCAGCTGGAACACAATCGTGGTAGGTGCAGTTGAGTACAGCACTCGGTGGCCTGTAGAGAAATCTAGGTAATGCTCGATGCCCTCAACCGACAGCTCTTGCGCCAGTTGGCTTGTGCCGGCACCGCTAGGAAATGTCTTTTCTACGGTGATGGTGTCGCCTATCTCTAGGGTTGCCAGGGTGTCCTTTTGGGCGGTGTCCAGCATTAGGAATGCTGTTTCTACTGACGTGTAACGCGCTTCTGGTTGCGGGTTAAGCAGGTAGGACGCTGCCGCCGTAATTTCTCCTGCTTCATGTAAAAGGCTGTTGGTGATGCTGTTGGTTTGAATAAAGTACTGGGCAATAGATGCCGCGTCGGTTGCGGTTGCCGTGGTGCCGTCTAAGCCTGTCACTACCGCGCGGTTGACTACAGCGTCAGCCTCAAATGAAATGCCTACGCCGTTGTATTTGTAGTTAGTGCCGTCATCGTGGAAGTCGGCAACCGATGCAGAGATGGTGTTGCCTATGCGGTCTTGGAATGTGAGCACGCCGTCACGAGACATGAACAGACGCCCGAACTCGGCGGTGTCGTTGATTTGTGTGATGTACTGCAACACGTTGGTTCCTGCCGGCACGGTGTATGCGGCGTCATGGCCAAGATTGACGGTGCCTGTAGAAATGTCTCGGGCTAAGGCTGGGAAATCAACTTCTGGCAGATCAAGCACGGTTTCAATGCGTGCGCCAGATGTTTCGGCTGATGGGTTGAACTCGTCCAAATAGGTTTGTGACAGCAAATAAAACTGGTCAGCGCAATAGACCGTCACGGTGTCAAGACCGCCGAGCGCAAAGTTGTAGTCATAGTTGACGACATAACCCGAGTACAGCAACTCGGGCACATCGGTAGAGCTGTATCGAATCAGTTTGACTTCGCGCATTGGGGCAAGACCAGGCTTAGAATCTGCGGTGTCGTAATACGGGCTGTTTTCGTCAAACGGGTTAAACACGCCGTCCACGTCTTGAATGGTGAACGTCATTGTGCCAGCGCTAAACGTGTCGCCAATGTCGCGTCGGCCGCGCTTGGCTGTGATCGTGGTTACTGAGTTCATAACGCTTGCGAACTCGCTGTCACCATCAAGCACAAACTCGGTGTTATCTAAAATGCCTTTGGTTGCTGAGTCAAGCGTAAAGCCGTTTTGGATAAAGCCTGTGGCGATCTGCAGGTCATAGTTACCTGAATCAACTACAGCTGTGCCTGGCATCAGGCAATGTTCAGAGCCAATGGCCCTGCACTCCGTGAGTAGGCGCGCAACGCGTTGACAACGGCTTGACCGATCTCGGCGCTAGTTGACAGCCCGCCTGTGACGTTGACGGTCACTCCCCCGCCAGTATTCATGCGGTCTAATGGCACTACGGCTTCTGGGCCTGCTTCACCTATCAGGGCAAGAGTAGGGGAACTGACGATGCCGCCTTCAGCCAAACGTGGAATCTTCTTAGCAACAACAGCTGACGGTGCTTGACCGCCAAGTTGTGGCACAGGGATTGTTGGTGCTTTCGGAATGTCTGGTAGCAACGGGATTGAGTTGTAGGCGCTGATGATTGCATTGACCGCGCCGATTGCAGCGTTGACCATGCCAGCAAAGAAGCCGATCACGGTGTTGACGATTGCGTTTACGCCGTCACGGAACCACTCAAACTTGTTGTATGCGGCGACCAAAGCAACGATGAGCAGCGCTACGCCTGCAGCGATCAGGCTGAATGGGTTGAGTGCCATGGCAATGTTGGTGACAACAATTGCGGCAGCGACAGCGCCGATAGCGGCAGCGATAGCCAAGAATGCTTTCGGGTTATCTTGAGCCCACATCGCAAACTTGTTGAGCACAGGTAGCACGGCTTCGAGCACGGGTAGCAGAGCTGCACCGATTGACTCTTTGGTTTCGCCAATGGAGTTGGACAGAATCTTCATTTTGCCTGCAGCGGTCTCGGCATTGTTAGCCGTTGCTCCGCCAAAGGTTCCACCGAGCACGTCCATGACCTCGTTCAGGCTTGCGCCTTCTTTGATCATGGTTGACATCTCTGGGGATAGCGAACGAAGCGCCTTGAAGTTGCCTTGGTAAGCCTTGGCTAATGCGTCAGCAACGCTGGCAGAATCCATGCCGGTGGCCGTGCTGATGTCCATGACAAGGTTCATGTCGTTCATGGCAATGCCAACATCTTTGGTACCGCGCACAAGTGCTTCTAATGCTTTGCGATACTCGGTGTCAGCAACACCAGACGCTCGACTCATAGCGCTGATCTGTTTCTCTACCTGTGCGGTTTGTGCAGCGCCAGCGCCAGTCACATTTTGCAAGGTAAGCGCTAAAGCGGCCTGCTCTTGCTGGTCTTCCATTGCAGCCTTGGTAGCGTCGCCCAAAGCAACAGCCAAACCAGCGAGCGCGGCAGCTGCAGGAACGGCAGCTTTCTTAATAGCAAACTGGGCTTTCTCACCTGTGGTCTCAAGTTGTTTAAATTGCTTGATGGCCTTAGATACGCCCTTGCCGTCAAACTCGCTGATGATCGGGATGTTGATTGCCATTACGCGGTCTCTCTGTTTGCTTCGTCCATGACGCGCTTAACTAATTGACCCATCTCGGACATGACATCATTTTCGCGTTGCACGTACGCTTTCCACATTACTCGCGAACGCTCGCCATAGCGTGCAGTTAGTTGACGGCCCAATGCACCTTCTTTGGATGTGTCAAACATGGTGCCAGTAGCGCCCTGCCATTGAATGAGGAACGTGCCCACATTGCTTTTGTTTCCGCCGTATTCCTTGATATTTCGAGTGTTAATCTTGGCAGCAATCTTT